TTTTAACTAACATCCTTGCGCCACTTTCAGTCTCTACCCACTTTTTTGCCATTTATTTACCCTCCACGTAGCCACCGCTACTGTATGATTTAATAGGCGACCCTACCGAGCCTCCCTTTTTATAAGATCCCATTTCACCTTCGGGATATGCTTTTTTTACCTGCTTCTGACGTTTCTTTTGAGTCCTAGCTAAACGTTTCTGATTTCTAGCTTTTCGTTTTTCTAAATGTTTATATCTTAGATTTTTTTCTTTAGTTTTTTTTCTTTGTTCGCGACCAGCTTTAGTAACTTGCACAACATCGCTTAGATGATAATCAGGACTAATATCTTCTGCTGATGGCAAGTTAAGCTCTTTAGCTTTTCTTCTCTCAGCTTTTTCAGCTTTTTTCTTTAATAATTTTTCTTGCTTAGTATCAATTTTACCGAGCCTTTTGTATGTCTTAACATCTTTTTTATAAAGTTTCTCTAACTTTTTCTTAGCTCTATTACGTTTTCTTTCACTAGACACAGGTAACTTCCCCTCTCTGTTTATTTTATCTAGTTTCTTCTTGCCTATTTTCTTTACACTAGATTTTTTAATTATATATTCGCCACCTTCTGCTTCAAGCAGGATACCACCCTTTGCATGGGATGGTCCAGTCAATTTACCTGGTTTCATTTTTTTTACGCGGTTACCCAACTTTTAGCCTTTGGTTTTTGTTTTCGCCAACCCTCTTTAGTTTCCGATAAACCTTGAGGAGGATGTGCATACTTACACGCATACGCCAACGCATCAATAGTATCATCATGCGCCATCCTTGGTCCAAATGTAAGAATTTCTCGGTGTAATTCATAATGATTTTTTTTCATATGAATTTGCCCGACTGCAAATCGTTGTGCTAATATCTCCTGTATCCTATCTCTTTTGCTCATTCTATTGCCTGGAGTCTCAGCTTTAAAGCCTAAATTAAATATATTTCGCCTTCTCATCTCACCATAAATAGCTTGAAATACAGGTTTACTCATAGTTGTATCTTCAATAGTAAACATCTTGGGTTTATAGAAATCATTTATTTCAAATATATAATCAACAATACCTTTTTGACCACTTCCTGGAATACCAAGTACAGGTAAAGTTCTATTACGCACATAATCAAGTACATATATATTATTATTAGGAGTTACTGCTACTGTAATAAGAACACTAAAGTCACTATTCCTCCTAGCACTATCTGTTGCTGGATCTACTCCCACAAATATATTACAAGGTTGAGGGTCTTCTCCATTAGGGACAATAAAGGTTATATCACTATCAGGGTCTTTTGTAAAAGTTCCATCCCAAAATTTAATATGATCTCTAGTAAATAAGGAATCTTCTTCGCTCTGAACTTCCATCATATATTCTTGATAAAACTTATGAGGAGTACCACTATCAGCATAGAATTTCTTCTTACGTTCCATTTCTTTATGACCAAACCACGAAGGCCATAATGGAGTGCCATCTTCTTGCAGCGCTTTATAGGTAATTACTTTCCAAGAATAATCTTTCTTTTCCTTTAAAGACTGGTCATATCCTACTAATATTTTTTGAATAAAAGAATCAAAGTGAACAGGAGTTCCATTTATTCGGAGTCTACCTGTTTTGGGTTCAAGTGCTGGAAATACGACTGCTGTGACGAGATTAGCGATTTTAGCACGACTCTCTGGCGTGACCGTATTATTCTCATCTTCAAAGTCATCAAGTACAATAAGATCATAACGCTTATGTAGCTTGGCACCGCCACGAATACCAGATAGATTACTTTTAGAAATGAGTTTACAGCCATTGTTAAGTTCGATATCATCTTCAGTCCACTTCTTTCCTTTTAAGTTCCCAAAATAATACTTAATTCTATCATTATATTCAATATGGTATTTGATATAATCAAGGTTAGGAACGGATATTTTACTAGATGCAGCAACCCAACCATAAAATAAGGGTTCATCTGCAAAACAAAAATCATGTAATATACTACATTTGGTAAGTACTGTCTTTCCATGTCCTCTAGGTAAGATTACTGCGAGCTGTCTATGGTCGTGATTATTCAGTGCATCACACACCTCATAATGAAAAAAAGGAGATTCACTCCTCATAAAATCATCTGGTAGGAATAACTTACCAAATGCTACTAAATCTGTATATGCTAACCTTAATTCTTCTTCTGCTTCAGATATATTGCGACTATTTATATTAGCCATTGAGAATTACATTCTCCCGTCATCCAAGAAACCTAGTTTAGATAGAGCTGTCCTCACCTTCTCTAATTGCATTCTACCTTCTTCTGCCGTAGCCTCTCTCTCCTCATCGTCTAATAGTAAATCCTCATCTTTATGTACATCTTCTTTCCATCTCCAATAGCTATCTTTAGTA